TGGCGACCTCTACGACGAATTATAGTTTTTCTCTCCCCGAAGTTGGTGGAGACACGGATCAATGGGGGACCCAACTGAACGCAAATTGGACCCTGGCGGACTCCACGATCAAGACGATTGCGGATTCAGTCGTAGATGTGACCCTGACAGGGAACGACTATCTGACCATCTCTGGGCAGGTGATTACCGTTGGGGATGTAGATCTGACTGCAGACGTGACAGGGACTCTACCCGTTGGATCTGGGGGAACTGGACTGGCGAGTTTGGGTAGTGCAAATCAGGTACTGGGGGTCAACTCTGGTGGGACCGCTCTGGAGTACAAAACACTCAGCACTGGAGGGACCGTCACCAGTGTTGCCGTCACTGGATCAGATGGAATTGAGGTTGACTCTGGATCTCCCATCACGAGCAGTGGGACGATTGCTCTAGGGATCGACTCAACCACCCTCTCAACTCATTTGGGGTTGGGGGATCTGGCAACTCAGTCCACGATTACGGAATCCCAGATTTCGGATCTGCAGTCCTACCTGACTGCAGAGGTCAACGATTTGAGTGCCGCAGTGACTTGGGCCAATGTTCCAGACGGAAATATCACTCAGTCCTCAGTAACTCAGCACCAGGCAGCACTCTCAATTACAGAGAGTCAAATTTCGGACCTTGGCAGTTATCAGCCCTCTGATGCTGGACTAACGAGCATTGCAGGTCTCACGACAGCAGCAGACAAGATGGTCTACACAACTGCCTCCGATGTTTACGCAGTTGCTGATCTGACCAGTGCCGGTAGAGCTTTACTAGACGATGCCGATGCGGCAGCACAACGAACAACTCTAGGTCTTGGAAGCGCAGCAACCAGTGACGCCAGTGCTTTTGAAGCAGCAGGTACTGTCAGTACACACGCAGCACTTACGGAAGTCCACGGAATCAGTGCATTCGGTGCGACTCTGGTTGATGACGCAGATGCAGCAGCAGCAAGGACTACATTAGGTCTTGGCACAGCAGCAACGACAGCAGCAACGGATTATGCTACGGCAGCACAAGGAGCCACTGCAGACAGTGCTTTACAAAATATTGAACACGCAAACAGTATCAGTGACAGCATCACCCTAGCATCCGGTAATAACCGACTGTATATCGGAGACACCACGTTCAGTGGGACTCTGACCGTAGCAGGTAAAATGGTGATCTTGGACGGTCCTATCAATTTATCCGGAACAATGAATTTAACAGGAATCCTTTCAGTGAGACACTAAATGGCAGGAGAGATTCAACTTAACAGCACTACGATGGCAACGGAGTCATCTGGTACGATTACACTTTCGAATGTAAACAGTGCAACGAACCGGACAAATCTGGGTCTGGGGTCAATGGCTACTCAGAATGCAAATGCGGTGGCTCTAACAGGTGGTAGTCTTACCGGAACAGAGATTGATTTAAAAAGTTCTGGCACTACGATTTACAAAAGCGATGGGACTACTGCAGTATTGAGTGAGAGTGGTGGGGTAATAACGTTAAATAATGTGCAGCTTGGTGACGGAGTAAATCCAAATAATTCTTACGCCTATTACACAATGGCAGACACTGCCGGAACTGGTACTAGTGCAACAGTCCAATTCAGTTCAGTTACCACAGTTTTAGAAGATAGTGATTTTTATTCATCATCATTTGCTTCAAATACTTTGACGATTACGATAGCTAAAGCTGGGCATTACAAAATTTCTAACAGTTTCTATAATTATGGGAGTGCAAATATCCCAACATATCGTTATTATGCGTTAATTACTGGGACAACTACAAAATATGGTTTATCACCAGCTATAAATAAAACTCTTGAATTCGATTCTGGATCAGGTCAAGCAGTCGCTAATGCTCATAATAACATCACACTTACTTTTTTGATTTCAGCAACGGTTAGTCAAACGATTATTATCGAGCCACATTTTGTTTACACCCTTAATTCCGGCACATATTATTATGGCAGTAACATTGAAATTCAAAGGGTAAAATGATTATACCTAATTTAGAGATAATGGATCTTGGATATTGGTTACGTCAAGTTAGAAATGAAAAATTAGCTCAAACTGATTGGACACAAGCCATTGATTCACCACTAACTGACAGCAAAAAAACCGAGTGGCAGACATACCGACAGGCTCTTAGGGACATAACAACCCAATCACCATCACTAGACTCAACCGGACAACTAACGGGCATAACGTGGCCCACACCACCGAACGATTAACCAAGGCCGAGCAATGCCAGAGAACTTTGTACAGATGGTAAGTGATTTAGGGGGTACACTCGGTTCTCTCATCGCTTGTTTTTGGTATATCAAATATCAATCAGATCAGTTCTCTAAACGAGAAGAACGATGGATTACTAAGGATGACCATAACGATCAGGCACTTAGGGATTTGATGACTACATCGCACTCGCAGTTACTGACGGTATTGACCGGAGTAAATACGACACTAAAAGAGATGACGGTAGCGATTTCGGAATTAAAGCAAACGATAGAACACGGGGAGAGACGGTGAAACTCCTGCTCCCTCTGTTGCTCCTCAGTACGACAGCAGTTGCTACAGAGTTGGAATACAAAACTCATTACCTATTTCTCTGGACAGGGAACTGTACGAGTAGGATGATCCCGAATTATGAGAGACAGGGAATGCCGTGGAACTTTGCGTTTTCTCTCGCTTCTCAGGGATGTTCTTGTGTGATCGATAAGTTCAGAGAGCAATACACACACACTGAGTTGCTAAGTCTCAGTGACGAGGAACGAGAAGAACGATCTCTATATTTTGCCCAAGTCTGCGGTGGCGTTACCAAGGAGATGTGATGTCGGTCAGTGAATCAAAGAATTTTAGTCGTGATGAGCTGCAGTGTAGTTTCTCAGGTGAATGTGAAATCGAGGAAGATGCGCTTAACAGACTGCAGGCACTACGAGATGAATGGGGGAAGCCCATCAAACTGTCTTCTGCATACCGTGCAGCTCATCATCCAAAAGAGAGAACAAAAAAACCAAACGGCCCAGGATACCATCACGGGAAAAACGGTAATGGAGGGCAGGCATTCGACTGTCTGATTGCAGGGGAGGATGTGGTCCCGTTTATCGCTCTTGCCATTAAACACGGATTCAAAGGGATTGGAGTCTGTCAGTCTCCTAAAACTGAATGGAATCAGAGGTTTATCCATATTGATACGAGGGACAAATACGCTTGCTGGAGTTACTGATGGAACTATTCAACGCAATCATTGATTCCGGTGGAGTCGAACTGATTTTGGCAGCAACCGGAATGGGTGCCGCAATCCCCGCAGTGGTCATGTACAAAAAAATTCGCAAAGCAAAAAAGTTGAAGGAGCAGATCCTTGGCTAAACAACTCCAAGAAGTCCAGATTCCTCCAGGGTTTGTGGATGGGACTCCCAGAGAAATCAAACAAAGATGGCTCAAGGGGAACCTGGTCCGGTTCCGAGATGGACGATTGCGACCCATTGGAGGTTGGTCCACTTTCCCTTTGTCGCGGCACAGTGAAACTCTGGACTCAGCAGTTCGGGGGCATCTGCAGTGGAGGAATAACTCTGGAGTTGGACTGCTGGCACTTGGGACGGCAGGATCTGGATCGCCAAATTTTGGGAAACTGTATGCCTTTGAGGTTTCTTCCCCTGCAACATTCACCGACTCGACTGCTGACACGACATCTGGCAGCGATCAGGTGACGGTGGATGACGGGACCAATTTTGAGGTGGGAGACATCATTACTGGCGCAGGGATTCCCGATGCAACGAGCATCACGGCAGTCAGCACCAACACGCTCACTCTCTCCAACAATGCAACTGCCACAGCTACGAACATCACCGTCACGGTCACACCGACCTTATCGAGACAAAGGTTGTACGATGTGACTCCTGCTGGTTATCAGGCAACGGGAGATTCTGAATTCAGACCAGGTTACTCTTATTGGTACTATGGTGAAGGGGAATTCGGATCTAGCTACTCAGGTCCAGGGTCTGCCTCATTCTCGAAGAAAGCACACTGGAGCCTGGACTCATTCGGGGAAGACCTGATCGGGACGCACAGTGGAGACAAGGCCATGTTTTACCTGGATGTGAGTGATCTCTCGATTGTTGCGAAGGAGATCACAACGGCAAATTCATTTACGGAGAATGCTCCGACTGCTGTGGCCCTAGTTGTTACTCCAGAACGCCATGTTCTTGCGTTAGGTGCAGATGGAGATGCCAGACAGATCAAGTTCAGCAGTCAGGAAACGGTTGATGTCTGGACCCCCTCTGCCACAAACACTGCAGGATCTCTCCCTCTGCAAACCTCTGGATACATTGTGTGCGGCAAAAACGTGCGAGGGACCACATTAGTTTGGACAGATGTCGATGTACATCAGGTCAACTACTTGGGACCTCCCTTGGTTTTTGGAACGACCAAACTGGCAGATAATGCTGGAGTCATTTCTCCGTATGCCATCCACAACAGCAGTGAGATCTCCTGCTGGCTAAACTCAGGAGGATTCTGGGTTTTCGATGGGTCAGTCCGACCCTTGCCGAGTCCCATTCAAGACAGAGTCATGCGGACAGTTGATTGGTCCCAGGAAGGCTTGATCTACTCTGGAGGTAACTCGGAGTTTGGAGAAGTCTGGTGGTGGTGCCCATCCGTGACAGGGACCGCAGGAGAATGCGAATATTATGTTGTCTACAATTATCGTGATGGCAACTGGTACGACTCGCTGGGCACATCAGGAGTCTCCCGAAACTGCTGGATTGATAAAGGGGTGTTGAACTCTCCTATTGCCGTCGATGCAGGGGATAATACAATTTATGCCCATGAAACCACAGATCCCGCACAGACCGATACTGCGGAAGCCGAAACTGGTGCAATCGATCTGATGCGAGGGGAGAGGTACAGCAGGATCTCCAAGATATTTACCGACAGTGATCAGCAAGCTGCAGGAGCAATCAATTTCCAATTCTACACTGCGGCAAGTGGGGATGCTGCCGAGACGACCTCCAGCAGTTATCCATTAGAAACCGATGGAGAGATTGATGTCCGACTCCAAGGTAGGCAAGTGAGATACCGCGTGACGGGAGCATTGACCCAGGATTGGACGGTTGGGAATACCCGATTTGAAACGCATGTCGGAGGTCGCAGATGATTCTCCCGAATCCTCCAGGGACGTACCTGCAGTCTTACTTTGCACCAATTCTCCAGCAGATTGCCAGACTGTTGACGACCTCGTATCAGAAAGGATCTGACGTAGAACTCAACGCAGATCAAAGACTAATTATCGTTTCACCCAATGGGACACGCTACGAGATCACAGTGGATAACTCAGGCACACT